CTGGAAGTTCGAGCGGTGAAACGCCTGGTACATCTGGTCAAAGCAGATCTCCAGCCACTCATTCGCAGCATCGTTCCGCTGCAAGGCCGGGTTCCGATACCGCATCGAAAACCACGGCGTACTCGGGCTGGTCAGCATCCCGTGCAACGACGACGCCAACATCTCAACCGCGTGGATCGCCGTGCCGTCATAAATCAACTCAGTGCGCTTGTCGCCCTGCGTGCGCTTCTTCGTGATGTCCGCCTTGCGCGGCAACATGTAATCCGCCAGCTCCTGCCAATGCCGCTCCCAGTTCGATCGCGCATTCGACAAATCCTGATAACGACGGTCCAGCTTGGAAACCAGCGGATCAACCTGCATCACATGCCTCCATTCGACCGCATCAGCGACATACGCGCACGGTCCTCCTTAGTCTTCTTTTTCACCGCACCGCCTTCCATGCGGCCAGCCATCTTCTGGTTCAAACGCTCCAGAGGATCTACATCCACCGAAGCACTCATCCCCTTGGCAACCTGGTTCGATTTCTTCCCCATCAAACCAGCAATCATCTTGCCCATCATGCGATCAACCCTCCGCCTACCAGAGAACGACGACGACGCAGCAAGCCCATCGGCTCTTCCTCAGCCAGCAAACCCTGCGCACCCGTCGCAATGGTCGATGCACGGCCCTGCTGCGCACTCGCCAAAGCCGCATCCTCCGCTGCACCCGTTGATGCCATGTCGCTCGGATTTACCGGCGCAGGCGCACCCGGCGGGGTCAGCGTGCCAGGCGCAGCAGCTCCAGGCTGAACAGGCTGGGCCACCGCAGCAGGCGGAGCTGCCGGAGCTGCAGCAGCAGCTTGGCGATCATCACGGTTGCTACGACGCTCCTGCATCTCAGCCAGCTGACGCTCACCAGGACTCATCATGCTCTGACGAATGTCACCGCCAATCGATCGGGTCGTACCACCAGCGCCTCTGGCACTGCTGCTGTCCATCCCCAACGCACGACCAATGTCACGCATCACATCACCGAAAGTCCTAGCCATCATCTCACCTCATGCCGCAAAAGGATCATAGTCCATCTCCGCCCGAACCTGGGGCGCCCTCAACACAGGCCCAGCCTCACGATACCCAACCGCAAACGTCCGAAACGCATCCGCCGCGTGGCTCGTCCAATCATGCACCGGTGACGCCCGAAAACTACGCGTCCTCTCATTGTACGCACGATGATACTGACGCAATGCCTCCAAGCCAGGCGACGTTTTGCCCAGGTCAAACCACAGCCTCGGGATCAACATCTGAGCCGCGTGCAACCCATCCTCCAACGGAAGACGAGCCACAACCCGAAAGTTCAAACCAAGATCCCAAGCCACTTCCTTACGGCTCTTTCCGCTGCCCAACTCCCGTACCTCTATATCATGCGGCGCATTATGTGTCCCGTACAAATATCTGCGCTTGTTCAACACCTCACAATAATGCGGCAAACCCTCACCACGAGCCTCGTAGAAATCAATCACATGCACCGAGCGACCAACCGTCTGCGTAAACCAAATCGCCGTGCTGTCCCCAATCCCCAAATCCCACCAAGTATCAACCCGCTTGCTCGGATCATACGGAACATCCGTAATCCGCCCCTCCATCTGAGCCGCCTCCAACTCCTTCCCGTAAATCGCACCAGGCACGTTGGCGTTCCAGCTGCACTCAAACTCCTGCTGATACTGGTCATCCGTCATCGTCTGCTTGGCAGCCGTCAATTCCTCATCATCCAACACACCCGTCTCGCTGGCCCGATTGACCACACACAGCCAATCCGGATTGGACGACGCCTGTTCGTACAGCTCATAAAACGCATTGTGACCCTTCGGCGTGCCGACGAAAACCGCCCAACCCTTCCGGTCCGACAAGGCCGGTCGAATGATCTCCGGAAACACATTCTCCGGCATCTGCGCAACCTCGTCCATCACGCAGCCGTCCAAGTAAATACCGCGCAAGCTGTCCGGATTTTCAGCACCAAGCAACGAGATCCGCCCGCCAGTGGGCAAGTCACACCGCAATTCCGTCTCGTGAAACTTCACCCCAGGGATCGCACCAGCAAACTGCTTCAAATAATCCCACGCCACGTTCTTCGCCTGCCGATACGTCGGGGCCATGTAAGCATACCGGGGGTTTGCCTTCTTCGACAGGATCGCATCCCGCAGAATATGATTGATCGCCCACACCGTCTTGCCGAACCGACGGTGGCACACAACAACCCCCCACCGCTTCTTCGCCATCTCGTTGTGCAGATCACTCTGCAAGGGACGTGGCGCGTAAGGGATCACGATGTTTTGCAGCTTGGAAGACATGGCAGCCTCAGACGATGTGGATGTTTCGTAGACCCGTTATATGGCAGAAGAGCGCGGCGGGCGGTCTGGCGGGGGGTGGGGGGTGGCATGCCTCGATTTCCGGACCGCTGGACCACCCCCACCCTGTTTCTGGCAAGCAATGTCCGATAACACTCATTATGTCATATGCTTCTGCCTGCATATGGCTGTGATATCAATGGCTTAGCGCCGAGGCGCCACGACGCGTGACGTTTGCGACACAAACCATACCAATGTGATACCAATCCCGCGCGTAGTTCAGCAGACAGGATGACGATCGGACCGGTCATTCTGATGCCTTCGCATCGATGGCGTGATCGCCGCCTGCCCAGCTGATCGTAATCGATTGGGCTTGAGGCGCGTCCTCACGCTTGTCTCGGATGCCATGCGGCTGTGAGCGTGCCAGCGTCCAGCGCAGCGTTTCGATCTCCAGCTTGCGCCGTTGGATCTCAGCGCCAAGCCACCTGCTATCGCATGGCGAACCATCTGCGTGGTGTGTTGGCAGTGGTGCTGTTGCCAGGCTGTTGATGCGATCTGAGTGCCACTCTGCTTGTCGCACGCGTCCTTCGCGATAGAGGCGGAAGAACTCATCGTCACGCATGACGGCTGATGTGATGGCGCGATATGACGGCATGTGATCGCTTTCGACAATCTGCAGCAGGTTCTCGCCTTGCCCCATGCGGTCAGCGACTTCGACCATGATGGCCTTTGTCACTCTGACCGAATGGCCTTTATTGTTTCCGCCCATTGCGACCTCCTTTGGGTTTTGCTGAGTGTACACCAGACTGCCCATCACTCCAAGAGTTTGCGGGGATCTCGCCCAGGGTCATCATCTGGATGATGATGCGTTCGTTCTCATCTGGCATCTGATAGCTGGTGTGATCTGGGTGCATGCACCACTTGCAGATCATGCCTGGCGTACTGATGCCCAAGCGCTTGTGCATGTCGTCGTATGACAGACCTCTGTCCAGGCGCCAGCGTTCAAGTCTGTTCATGTTTTGAGATCCACTGTGTTGAGGATTTGCCTGATGAAGTTGAGGCACGCATTTGCTGGCAGTTTGCCGATCGCTGTTCCGTTCTGCCAGACGTAGACGCCATCCGGCCTTGTGGTGAGGATGACGGCTGTATCTGTTATGATGATTGGCTCATGCTCACCAAGGAATGTCATCTTCCAGCTCCATGTTTCTGACGGCTGTCACCTCTGCACCAGGGAATGCTGCTTTGGCTGCGTCGATCATTTCTTTTGCTAGGCTGCGTCTGTACATGGTGAGTGCCAGGACCATCTCACGCTCTGTGATCAGCTCCAATTTCGGATAGGCTTCCTGCGCTCTCTGCCAGGCTCTGGGATCACGCATCAAGCCGAAGGTATAACCATCTGCCTCAACGACCCACACCTGCGCTGTAGGCGGCTCTCCGTGAGCCTGCGTGGCAATCTGATCCATGGCCTGCATTCCGCGTATGCAGACCGATGCTCTTGTCGCCACCTCATCAGGATCTTGGTCATCGATCGCCTGGTTCAGCTTGGCCATTGCCGATCCATACTTTGCCGCGACATCAGCCGGCACCAGCTCCACGAGCCGATCGATGCCCCACTTGTGATCCATCGCGTTGGCCATGCGGTCGAACGGTGCGAGTGCGAAGTCACATTTGATCTGCACCGCCGTGACATCCCGATGCAGGACACGATCAGCGCTTCGCTGTCTGCGAGGTTTGGTTGGTCTATGCTCAGTCATCTTGGTCTCCAGTTTTTCGGGGCTTGTAGGAATTAGGAAACCCTAAAGGGTTTTCCTAATCCTCCTACAAAAAAGCCCGTGTGTAGGATTTACTTAGGAATTTGTAGGAATTGTAGGAAACGCCGACCCAACCCATTGATTTCATTGCGTTCGGTTTTCCTACATCTCTCATACACGACCCTCTTTTGCCGACACCCACAGATAGCCCTCGTTTTGGGTCATATAGCCGCTCAAAAGCAGGCCTTCGAGCGCCTGTTTGTACCCGGCTCTGGGGTTTGCGCCTGCCAATTTGCCCTGCGCGAACTTGCCGAAATCTGCCTCATCAATGATCCAGTATGTGTGGATCTCGGGCC